CAGCATATCTTTTGTCTGTTCGTAGAAATATGGCAGCCTAAACCGGCCAATCGTAATCTTCCGGTGAAGTAGCTGTGATTTCAGTAGCTCTACGTCCACTGTTGACTCGTTTTGATTCTGCTCTTTCATGTTTTAGTCTATAATTCATTTTAATGTTCAGCCAGTTGCGGAAATGTTTCTGGATGTCTATTATTTCCCTCTTGTCGGATGACTTCATTTTTTGTTCGGCAAAGAACATTTTCAGGTATTCCAGTACAGTTTCACGGTCTATATCGCTTCCCCGTTGAAGGATCGCTGAGTCCAGCCAGGCAGCATCATTTACAAGAATCATTTCAAGTTCATCCAGTTCCAATTTTCCGTTGCTGACATTATGAATATTATTATTTCTATTTTTATCTTTTATATTATTAGGGGACAACGGCACCGACATCTTTACCGACAAGTTCTCCGACAACGGTACCGACAACTGAGAAGTACGGTCAATTATGGTATATAAAGGCGGATTCTCCTTTCCAGTTCCGGCGGTGAATGAAATCAGACCTCGCTGCTGGAGTCCGGCCCTGGCCTTTACAATATTCTGCTTTGTTGTCTGAAGATCGGCACTGATTCTTTCCGTATAGCCTGTAAACGCATCTGCCATCTGGCGGAATTTGCCATATTAAGAAGATAGAAGTATAAGATTGTTTCTGTCTTGGAAAATGCCCTGTATCCGTTATCCCTCCAGAATAGACTGAACAATTCATACAGGTTCATAATACAGGCTATTTAAGTAGGTCTTTTTGGGTCACATAGGCGATTGCCTGCCGATTTACTTCTTCCTGTGGTGCTATGCGTATCCTGCGAAGCCATTGATCCAGCTCGTCCTTGTCAAAGAAGCACAGTTTTCCGTTTGGTTTGTAGAAAGGAATCTCCTTTTTCATCATCAGTTTATGCAGATAAGACTTTTTCATCCCCAGATATTCGGCAGCTTCTACCGTCGTTAATAATTTGTTTGTCATATAATTCTATTTTATAATTATTATTTCCGTTTCGACAGCAAACAGGTTTTTGAATGCTTTTTCTTTCCTTTTGCTCTGTTGCAAAATTATGCCTATTCCCAAGTGGAACAATGTGTACGATTTGTGGTTGGGGACAAAAAATGAATAAAGCCATATCGTTGTTAATCAACAATATAGCTTTATTTGATTTGTTAAAAGATGTATAGCTCTGTGGTCGCTCTGTAATTCTGTGTGGTCACTTCACAGATTTTGCCTTTTCGATGGCCTTTTCGATAGCCTTGACGAATTGGGCATTGGTTTCTCCAGTTCCGGAATTGAGGGCATCTCTATAATGGGATTTATAGTATCCGGGACTGATTTTACACTGTTCCAGCATGTGTTGTATCCACTCCTTTGCTAAAGACTCATTCATAATCTCTTTACTGACTACATACAACAGGTAACAGACACGGCTGTTTTCACGATGACGGACAACAACAGGCCGTGAAACTTCTTTCAGGTTCATGAAATCTACGAAATCTGTACCTTTCATGTATTCAAACTGGTTGCCGTTGCAGATCTTGTACAGGCTGCAACAGATGGTCAAATCTACTATATCAAATAGTTTGGCCGTTTCTTTCAAGTACAGTCCTGTCATATCTTACCTTCGGATTTCAGTTCTTCTATATCTTTGATAATGCTGCCTGCAATCCTTTTCATTCGGACAACCAGCATTTCAAGGTATATCATCTCAAAAAAATAGAGTTTGGCTGTTTTCTCACGTTCTGCGGTGTAAAAGCGGTATGTTTCATCACTCTTGGCTTTCTCTGCTTCATATCTTGCCTTTACCTCCTCGGATTCTTTTTCTATGGCCTTGTAATCGTCATCTTCAGGATTGAGATAGTCCAAGCGGACACTCATTTGAGAATACCGTTTCCATAGTTGTGAAGCGGAATATGCAATAGAGTCATATTCCTTTTCAAGCGGCTTGATATGCCTGTCGCAGACTGGTTGCGGATTATAAGATTCAAATATATCCTTGTGACTTTCATATGTGGCAAGGAAGTCAGACGCAGCGGCAGACAAGGCTTTTGCCTGTTCCATGAGTATTGCCGGGCTGTCGTTTAACTCTTTTTCTGCCGAGTTGATTATACTGTTTATGTCTTTGTAGTCATGATAGAATCCGGAAAAAAACAGATTTTCCTCAAAGGTCAGTTCTGTATCTTTGATATATTTCAAAAGGAGCCTGTTTACTTCAAGCAGCCTTTCAGTTATTTCAGCAATATACATCTTTTTATAGTGGGGTTATGTAATCAATACTAAAATTCCATGTCACTGAATGCATCGTCTATAAGACTGACTGCATCGTCCTTTTTCTTGTTGATGATCTTCGCATATATCTGGGTTGTTTCCACCTTGGTATGCCCAAGCAGTTTGCTTACAGTGTATAAGTCAACTCCCAAAGTCAGCATCATCGTTCCAAAAGTATGTCTGCTGCAGTGGAACGTTATCGGCTTACTTATTCCGGCGGCTTCCATCCATGGAGTGATATACATCTTTGTGCAGATCTCGCGAGGAAGTTTAGGGAAGATAAGACACTCATCACTCATGTTACCTTTTTCCGGAAGCCAGCCGATGGCTTTCTTGGATATGGGAAGATATATGGGTGTTCCTGTCTTCTGCATCAGCTTGTTCAGTCTCCACTGGTCACCGTCCTTAATGAGATCCTTCCATCTGAGCTGACGGATATCGCTATATCTCAAACCGCAATAGCAGGCGAACAGAAAAGCCTGTTTGATATGCTTATGGGGATTTTCCGTTTCTTCAACTTTTTTCAATTCATCTATTGTCAGGAATTCCCTTTTGCTTTCTGGTACCTTTATCTTGTCCTGGACGGAAAGCTTGTTTATGGGATTTTCTGATATGATGTCCTCACGGACTGCCGTGTTCAAGGCATTACGCAGACAGGACATATAACTGATTATCGTGAAAGTCTGAACCTGTTTCCCGCTACGTGTGCGGTAGTCATTTTTCAAGAAGCTCATGAATCCGATGCAGTATTGCCTGTCAATTTTGTTGAGCGGAATGTTTATATTGTATTTTGTCAGCACATTTATGGTCTTGTGAATCAGCTTCTGGTCTTTGATACCCTTCTGTGCCTGCTTCTTCTTGAATGTTTCCATCCAGTCGGCCAGTGTCTGCTTGGCTTTCAGTGAAGTATTCTTCAGACCGGCCTTGTTGTTGGTTATTTCAAGAATACGGGTCATCTTTATGGCGTTGGCAGCCTGTAGAGTGGCTTCGTTTTGAGCCTTTGCCATGGCTCCTTTCTCCGGTATCAGATACAGTTTCAGAAACTCATAGCTGCGCTTTCCGTCCACATAACAGTCCAGATAAAGTGACTGTACTCCGTTGGCCAGATTCTTTACACGGAGTCTGACGGGTTCCTTTGTGGATTTGATTGTTACTTTATTTGTCATATATATGGGGATTTATAGTTTGTTATCTATCAACCGGACTGCATCGTCTTTTTTCTGACTGATGATTTTTGCATACCGCTGTGTGTGTTTGATACTGGTGTGCCCCAAGAGTTTTGATACAGTATAAAGGTCAACACCAAGAGTAAGAAGCATGGTGGCATAGGTATGCCGGGCTGTGTGGTATGAAACATTCTTGTTCATGATTCCGGCTTCCTTTACCCATGGCTTCAGATGCGTTGAGAGAGCATAGGGAGTCAGTTCAGGAAACACATTGCTGTCTGCATTCCTTTCAGTGTCCGGCAACCATTTCAGTGCCTGTCCGGGCAGAGGAATATAAACGACATTTTCAGTTTTTTTCATTCTGGTAGCCACTTTCCATGTACCATTATCACTGTAGATGTCTTTCCATTTGAGGGCCCGGACATCGCTCAGGCGCAGTCCACAATTACAGGAAAACAGGAATGCACGTTTTACAGTTTCATTTCCGCACTTTACTCTGATAAGCTGCTTTACTTCATCGATTGTAAGATATTCCCTGATAACTTCGACCGGCTGTATTTTTTCAGACGACGATAAAAGGGAAAAGGGATTTGTAACAAGTATTCCTTCACGGACGGCCGTGTTAAGGGCTGTATTCAGTTCACAGAGTATATTGAATCCAGATTTGGGGCTCAGACATCTCCCATCCGACATTTTGTATTCAGTCTTAAGATAATTGAAAAAACCGATGCAGAAAGACTTGTCAATCTGACACAACTCTAAATCTTCACTGTATGTTAAAAGGAATTTTTTGGTTCTTGTGATTTTCGATAGTTCTCTTACACCTCTGTTCTTTTGGATTGTATAGTATTGGTCCATCCATGAAGATAACATGATGGGGGATTGTCCCGTATCTTTGTTGGAAATATATTTATCCGGTACCGGGTTCTTCTGGAGTTCTTTAGTACGTTGCTTCCTGAGTTTTTCAACCTTGTTTAAGGTTGCACGGTTTTTTCTGATGGAATTGTCATCCGTCTCCACAAGCAGGAACAAATCAGGAAGACGTTCATACGTGCGCTTCCCATTCTGGTAAATCTCAAAAGATATGGATTTACGCCCGTCTGCCTTGGTAGTAAACCGGACTTTTACGGGATCTTTTGTATATTTGCCTCTGTCTCCTTCCATCACTTCTAATTTTGTTACAGCTACAAAGGTAGCACAATTCCCCGTATTTATCGCAAAAACGAGTAACAAAATTACAGCAAAAATAAGCTATTTAATAAAACGAAAGGAATCAAAGGTAATTTTATAAGTATCTATAAATTAGTATTATAAGTTTCTTTTATTTCTGTTTCTTTCTTTTGATTTCCGTATTTAAGGTATTAGGCTACCCCGAAAAGAATTTCGTGGACATAGGGCAAGCCCGAACAAAGATAGCTTTGGCAAATGCCTAATGCAAGAAACTGCATTGGATACCGAAAGCTATCCGATAAAAATGTCACAAAAGAATGTCATTATCAAGGATGGGAAAATCCCAAACGATAACAATTATCAAGACTATTGCATTTTCTTGATTTCGTTATACAGAGCCAAGCCTTTTGCCGTGAGCAAGTATTTTTGTCTCGGATGATTGGGCTTGTCGGGATATAGCACCTTGAGAAAACCTGCCTCGAAAGCGGGGTTTATATAGTTCTCCAAAAATGTCGGACGATGTTTTAGTCCGACTTTTTCCATCAATCCTTTTAATGATAATTGTTCATTTGACAAGGCTAACAGCAAAACGCGAACTTGTTCGGGTACTTGTACGGTAGGTTGTTCGGTACTTGTACGGTCTTCGTGTTGCATTTGTTCCTCAATCAATTCTTCCGGTGCATCAACAACCATATACCGATTCCGCAACTCATTGTTTTCGCCTAATAACAGATTACGGAAGAAACGCTCCAGATATTCTGAATTACGCATAATGCCTTTCTGTACGTTCTGATAGTTGGCTCGTACCAGCGCATTGCGGAAGTACCACGAATGGTTGGCGAACAAGTCGTTTGTCACGTCAAAGCCCATAGAACGGAGATAAAGAATCGTGAACACGGCCGTCGTCCGTGTATTTCCCTCACCGAACGGATGGATTTGCCACAGCCCCGATACGAATTTGGCAATGTGGCTCGCTAATCCATTCCTGTCCACTTTGGAGTAGTCGAACCGGCGTTCTTGTTCCAAGTCGTATTCGATCGCATTGCGAAGGTCGGGTGCGGAAACGTACAACACCGTATCACCACGCAGCACCCACTCTTTTTTGGTGATGTTGTAATCGCGAATCTGACCGGCAAACTTGAATACACCGTCGAAAATCCGACGATGGATCGAGGTTAGCCCGACAAGCGTAAAAGCACAGGTTTTCTCGGT